GATGGTGTTGGTAGAGATATTGATACCATTACCAGCTATGTAAGTACCTGCACCTGAGAACTGAGTAAATACGATTGGTGTTGTGCCTACAGTTGTGGCTTTATCAATACATACCCAACCTGTATTATCTAAGGTTTGACCATCTGTTACGAATACAAAGTCACCGCCACCGATTTCAGCAGTTGTGTCAAAGTCTGTGGCACGGGTTAAAATCTTTAATGTGGCATCAATGGTGTAAATACCATTGTTAGCTTGAGTAGATTCGTTCTTGATTAAAAGTCTGTCACCTGACTGTACGCTGTAGGTGGTATCTAATGTTGTAAGAGCGTTTTGTAGGGTAAGTGTTGCGCCAACACCTGATGAGCCATTGTTGTAGGTAACAGTTCCGCCTGTGATGGTTGCAAGTGAGGCTGTAGTACCAGCTTTTACTGAATCGTGAACATTCAGACCTTGTGCTACAGAATCTACATAAGCTTTTGTAGCTGCATCTTGTGCTGCGGTTGGGTCTTGAAGGCTTGTAATCTTGTATGAACCCCAAGACACATTTGCTGTAGGCGCAGCTAAAGCTGAAATGTTAATAGCGGAAACAGCTGCGTTGTTAAGCGTAGGTGTGCCGTGTGTGTGGTCTGAACGGCTTACAGTTGATGCAGAGCCATTTGTAGAAGCTGAGCCAAATGAGGTTTGAGCTGTTACAGCACCAAAGCCGGGTCCAGCGTGTGTGTGGTCATCTTTTGATGGCAGCGTTCCGCTACCTGCGCTACCTGAAGCGGTAATGCTATTAGCTGATGGCGTGTTAGTTGAAAGGCTTGGAGTTCCGTGAGTGTGGTCAGCACGGGCGTAATCAGTTGATGTACCGCTGCTTGATGTATCGCCATAGTTTGTTTGAGAAGATACTGTGCCAAATTGAGAAATCTGTGACCAAGCTGAGCCATTGCTGAGATATAGCAGGTGTGTGTCTGTGGCATAGAACAATGTGCCGGCGTTGCCTGAAGCTGCTGCAGGGCGGTTAGAGAAGGTGTTATAGGCGATTGTTGATTGCTGTACAAAATCTACCCAAGTTGAGCCATTCCAAAAGAATAATGAGTTAGATACTGTATTAAAGTAAATCTGACCAGCTACAGGAGATGATGGCGCAGTAGCAAGGTTTTGAATTACTGCATTTTGTAATTCGTTCTTGGTAAGGTCAATGCCTACTAGAAATTTACGGCTCATTTGTTCTCCTTAGATGATGTAAGCAATACCGCTAAAAGCGGAGTTAAAACGGATAATCATTTGTATATTGGATGTGTATTCAAAAGCACCTTCACACATAGTTCCTGCGCTATCTAATACAACGGCAGTTGGATAACCATTTAGGTTGTGGTTAATTGTCCAAGCTGCAGATGGCGTATTTTGTGTGTGGGTATAAAAAACTTGTGCAGCTCCACCTTGCGGCCCCGGAGCTGTAATTTGGATAGTTGGAACAACAGGCTGTACTACTACAATGTTTTGCGGTTCATCTACAACTACGATTGGGTCGCTCATCGGGTTGTATTCGCAGACACTTCCATAGTTCCCTGAATTAAACGGGTAACTATTCCAGCATTTGCTATTTCTAGGTCGTATGAGTATTTGCCCGGTGCTATAGCTGCGGTTTGAGTTGCCGTAGCGTGTACAGCTACTAAGCCTGATGGCCCTGTAATTGTAATCCCTGAACCATTAGTTAAGCTCAATACAGTTGTACGGGCTAATGGGGATGTACGCATTTGCAACGCAGCTGTGTAGCCTGTGAGATTTATAGCTGTGCCATTTGGGTCTTTATAGGTAAAGTTGATGTACCAATCAGCTCCCTGGTCAATTACACCATTGTAGACTGCAGCCATATTTCTCCAAATCATTTGTCAAATCGTGGCGTGTCATGCCTTTTTCAACAATTTGTGTGCGTAAATAATTTAATTTTTTAATTTTTGAAAATTGCCAAAAGTATAATTGGGGTGTGACTAGGAAATACTTAGTTACATAGGAGGCAAAATGTTAAAGGATTACTCACCTTGCTTATCGCAACGCAATGGCAATAAGGTTGCTTGGCGTTATTACGCAACTGAGCAAGAAGCTTTAAATGACTCACCAATAGCTGCCTACAACGCTAGGTATCTTATGTCCGTTGGTTATAGCTATGGCTATAGCTCACCTGGCTCTGTTCAGCAAGCTGCCGATGGTACTTGGCAGCTATGCGTTCCCTAAGCTCGTAGCGCATTTTGTACAATGTGTTTGTCTAGCTGGGTTTGGCATACGGCAATTAGGACAAAACTTAGCAAGCTGCCCTAAAGCTGACATAGTGCCTGAAGACTCGCTCAGCTCTGTTAATGCCCATACCATCGCATCTAAGCGGTCAGGGCTTTCAGCTGCATCAGGTGTCCATTCGCACATCTGCTCTTCAAGCTCGGCAAAGTAACCCACCATGTGGCAGCGGTCTTGCTCCATAAGCGCAGCTATAGGTTCAGCTCTAACACGCTTACCCCGTGTAGCTGTGACCTTTTTTACGGGTATATTCACATTGACCTGCTGCAGCAAATGAATAACTAAATCGCCGCCATTATTGACCTCAGCTACCATGCGGTCAGCTTTGTGCAGCTCATAAGCTGCTACAGCTTTGGTAGCCCATTCCTGCGGTGAGGCTTTGATTGTGTCATCTGACAATATGTAGTAGTGACCATCTGCCGTCATGCCGCAGGTAACGATGCCTGTGTAGTCGGAGTCTTCGTTGCTTGTTACAGCAGGGTCTACTCCCACAACTATCCGCATAAGCGGTGGTAAATCATCTGCCTTAATTCTGTTCTTTTCAATCATAGAGCGATTCCATAGTGCGCCTGGGTTATCGTCTAATATCTCGCCAAATAGCTCTTGCCTACCCAAGCGTGTGCCTGAATATCTATTTTGCAGCTCTAACAAAGCTGATGGAGCTAAATTAGCTTCGTTATCAAAGGTAGAGCCACGAGTTATGTATGTGGTATCTCTACTTATTAAATCTTTAATTAGCTTAGTTGGGCGTGGGGTTGTGGTTATTACAACTTGTGGATGCTTACCCAAGCGTAGACCAAAGATAAGCTGGTCGTAGGCATCAGGCTTTTCCCATGCAGCTAACTCATCACACCACACGCCATGATGTTGTGGGCCACGAAGTCTGTCAGGCTCTTCAGCACTAAATAACTTAATGCGTGATTTATTGGTAAGGATAATTTCACCAATAGAGCGGTTATAGGTTTGTATTGCACCATAACGCATAAGCACATTAACTATGCCTGATTCACCTTCAGCGCATGTATCTCTAGCATCGGCAAAGGTTTTGGCAACAATAGCCCAACGGGTTGATGCGTTGTTTATAGCTTGATATGCAAGCCACTCTGCACCTGTACGGGTTTTACCCCATCCACGACCTGAAAGGATTAACCAAGTCTGCCAATTAGTATCAGGCGGTAGTTGGTTCGCTCTCGCTTGTACTGTCTGCCATTGAACTCTCGCTGCTGCCAATCTCATCGTTTCGGGTGAGTAATTGGGCAAGGTCTTTGACTGCTCTATCAATGGATTCATCGCCATCCCATGTAGTTATATTTTGTTCAATCTTAATAGGAACATCTAAGCCTAGCAGCTTTGCTCTGCGTTCCATAAGCTTAACAACAACAAGGATTGAGCGTTCGTTTCCTTTCATAGCTTTGGGCCATGCGGCAAGTTGCAGTCTATCTATGCGGTCTAACTCTGCTTGTCTAAGTTCATCTGCAGGTTGTTGCATTGTGCGCTTAATAGCTCTTTTGTAAGCTGCGTATGCGCCTGTGTGGTCTTTGTAACCTATTTCCTCAGCTATGCGTTGCCATGTTAAGCCAGCTCTGCGAAGCTCTAAAACCTTTAATTCTTTATCTACTTGGTCAGGCTCAGGTACTGCATTGTGATTAGGCATGGTGTGATTGATTTCCATTCACAAGGGTTGCTTTCTCGCCTGTAAGGTTTTCCCAACGCTTGACTATTACATCGCAGTATTTAGGGTCTAATTCCATTAAGTGAGCTTTACGATTGGTTTGTTCAGCTGCTATAAGGGTTGAGCCTGAACCGCCAAATGGGTCAACTATGGTGTTGTTCGTTAAGCTGCTATTTTGCAAAGCTTTTACAATTAAATTAACAGGCTTTTGGGTAGGGTGTACATAACCTGCTTGGGCATCCCTATTAACCTGCCAAACATCCGATTGCGCTCTATCGCCATACCACTCGCCTTGTACATAAAATATGAATTCATGTTGTGGGCGGTAATTGCCGTGACTTAAACCTATACTGCCTTTATCCCAAACAATGCAAGATTTTATTTCTAAGCTGGCTTGCTCAATACCTTGCTTAAACTCATTGTAGGTACGCCAAGTAAAACAAATGTAATTTGCTGCATTTGGATTGCTTGCTTTGAAACAGTTTTTTAGGGCTGTTGATATTAGGTTTATTAACGCTTTACCTTCTAAAGCATCATTAGCTATTTGACCAAATTCTTGTGTACCTCTACCGCCTTCATAAGCCATACCATAAGGTGGGTCAGTAAAAACCATATCAGCTTTTGCGCCATCCATTAAACGCAATACAGTTGCCTCATCTGTGCTATCACCGCACATAAGCTTATGCTTACCTAATTGCCAAATATCGCCTAATTTAGTTATAGGCTCAACAGGAGGCTCAGGTATCTCATCTTCATCTGTAGGCTCAATGTCGTTTAGCTGCGGTACTTCAAAACCTAATTCGGTTATATCCCAATCTTTTTCCTGCAAATCTAATAGCTGTTTAGCAAGCTCGGATTCATCCCACTCGGCTAATTCAGCAGTTCTGTTATCAGCTAATGCGTAAGCTTTAGCGGTATCTAAGTCCCAATCATTAGGTACTTCAGTAATAGCTATATCTGACCAGCCAAGTGTTTTAGCTGCTTCTAGCGTTCCATTACCTGCTAAAACAACGCCACGATGCACAACGATAGGCTTGCGTTGCCCAAACTTACTTAGTGAAGCTGCAATAGCTTCTAAGTTGCGCTGTGAGTGTTTTCTAGCGTTAGACGGGTCAAGAGATAGCTGGGCTATCGCTATTTGTTTTGTAATCATTTTTGCCTTCGGTAAGATTTAATCTTGCTTCCAATAAATCATCAATGCTTGCCCAATATAGCTGTTTTTGCTTCCAAGTTAGCCTATTGCCGTAGCGGTCTTGCAGCTTTTCCCTCATGTGATTCAGGGCTTCATCGATTTCAGCTATTGTAATTTCGTCTGTTACGACTAACATGATTGTCCATTAGATACAAGCCAACCAATATAACTGATAATACTGAAAATAAGCGCAAGTGTCAAATTACTTATGGCGCAGTCTTGGTTTCTTTCTACGCCTCTTGTCATAAGCTCTTTGTAAATCATCTGCAGAGTATAAGGCGTTTTTGGATTTTATCTTATCTGCTTTTACCCAGTTGTATATGGTGCGTTCCGTAACCTTAAAAAGCTTAGCTGCTTGCTGTGTTGTAATCATTGAGCAGTTTCTGTTTCCAAAATCCTGCCAAGTAATCGCCATTGGTCTGACTTCCATACTGTGTCACACGCTCTGCATTTAATATCAGCAAAGGTAACTAATATGTTTGGGTTAATTCGCAATATAGCTCCGCAGACTTCGCCTTTTTCATCTTGGCTTGGACATGTGCCAATAGTTATTTCATCTGACTTCAAACCAAGTACAAAGTTTATTTTGCCAGCTATGTCTTGTATGTCTTTAATTAATTGGTCAATATCATCATAATTCTCATATATCCATTTTTCATGAGTTGTTATGTATTCGCAGGTTTTAGTAATGCGGTGTATTTCTTCCCCACGCCAAGTAATCTTTGTATGTTTTTGTACTATTCTTATTTGCGCCTCATGTAACATTAAATTGTGACTAATCCCTCCTGTGCGTAAATGCAAGGTTTCTAATCTGACAGGTAGGGGTGGTGTTTTAGTGCCAGCTACACGCTCACCATAACCTTTAGATGGTAATAATTCTGCTTCTAACTGATTGTATTTTTCAGGAAACTTTTTAAGTTGTGACAGCGCAAATTGCCAACAGTTCATGCAAACTATTTGGTCATTTACCCTACGACACAACAGACATCTCATTTTAAATGCTCGTTCTTATGTTCTATCCACATTTCCAATACTGTGTCTGCAGTTTTAGAAACTGTAACAACAGAATGAAACATTACATGGTAGTCGTTTCTGAGTCTGCGTATTTCCCATGCGTGAATAAGCTGCTGTACTCCCATAACAGTAAGTACAAACCAAATCACGCTTTACCACGCTTATCTCTTTTAGCTTTATATGCCTCTACATCTGCACGATTGTAAAAGACACGCTTGCCTTCTTTTTTAACCCACTTTATATGCCCACGATACTGAATTTGATGCAGGTTGTTTTCGTTTACCTGCAATAAATCCCGTACCTCAGCAGTAGTCATTAGCTCCATGATGACCAACCCCCATCATCTTCTTGCTTCTTTGGCTTGGCTAAACCTTTTGGTACAACTGCAAAATTGTCGGCTTTAATCTCCAATCCTGTTTTAGTTGTGCCATCTTTAGCTTGATAGGTAGATTGCTTAAATGTACCTATTACTAAAACTTTGTCACCTTTTTTAATTTCAGTTGCCAGCTCGGCTTGCTTTCCTAATACAGAAACTCTAAACCAAGTTGTTTCACCATCTACAAACTCAGTACCTTTTCTTTCACGGGGCGTGTATGCCAATGAAAAATTAGTAACAGCAAAATCGCCATTCTTGCCATTAAAAAACTTTAACTCAGGCTCTGTGCCTACATTTCCTACTACTGTTATTTGTGCCATTCCTATGCCTCTATTCTGTGATAGTTACCTTCATTGTCTAGCCTTACTACAGTTCCATCAGGTTGATGTATTGGATACTCCAACGGGTCAGCCCAGCTTGGAACAATATAACCTTTAAGAATTGAATTCTTAGGGTTATCATGTATTGAGTTTCTTTCTTGATTATGGCAACGATGATGTACTGCAATTAAATTACATACAGCATCTTTACCACCTTGTGAGCGTAGCTTTCTGTGATGTAATGCCAAGTCATATCCCGGCAGACCACACTTCTCACAATATCCTTTGGCACGAGCCAATACCATTTCAGCCACTTTTTTATCCATTCTTCTGTTGTTCCATTTTCATAAATGGAGCAGAAGTAAATGGGTCAATTTTAGCTGCTATTTCTAAAGCTGTATCCAAGTCTGCACCGGCGTGTAATGCGCCTATAGCTAATGAACTGCCTGAGCCAATGCCATAAATGCCTGATTCATCTAGGGTAATAGACATATCATCTGCTATCTCAAACACTTCACCGCATACAGCTACTAAAAACATAAACTTAGTTTCGTACTCTTCATCTTCGGTTGTGGTTACCCATTTGTATTCATGTTCCTTAAAACATTTTTTAAGCGCAGGAATAAACTTAGCTATCATAAAATGGTATAAATCTTTTTTATCTTCAAGTGTGGGCTTAGGTGGTACAAATATGTGTTGAGCTATATCGCAAGCTGCAACCTCTCCACTACCTGCAATTAAATACTGACCACGCTTTGTAATCTTTGCCATTTTGTGATGGCGGTATTTGCGTGTGCTTGTTACTTGGTTGTCTGCAGCTATGACAACTTTATTAGAATGCTGAACAGCTACTATGGTGGTCATTTACTTGCCTTTGGATATGTTTCTTGCGGCCATACTATGTTTAAAGATTTATCAAATGTGTATAAATACCTATGCTTGCGTGAGCGTAAAACCCAATTTCCATCCATGCCTTTGCTTTTTCCTCTATTTAATTTAGTGCCATCTGCAAAGAAAAAGTCGCTTTTCTGTGGTGTTAAACCATGATAAGTAAAATTACAAGCTTGATAAATACTGCCCAAATGGTGGTCTGTATCTGCATAAGATATTACTGCTCTAATTCCTAGTTTTTTTAACATGCGTAAAGAACGACCAATTAAATAACTTCCTGCGTTTTTGCCATTCCACTCAGGCATTAAAACCAACCTATGCAGCTCTACTAAGTCAGGATAGTTTCCTCTTGGCAAACCAAAAGCTGACTGTGCTGAATTAGGAACTGATAGTGGGCCATATACAGCTACGCCAACACACATTGCACCCTCATCATTTTCTTCTGCAAATAAACCAAAAACCCTGTTGCCTATGAATTTTACTTCACCCAAATAGTGATAAGCCCACACCAGCTTACGAGCTGTAAGCAGGTTAGTTTCTTTAATAAACCATTTAGAGCTATTTATGTCAGGAATTTTTACATCAAAAAGATGGAGCGGTGAGGTCGGAATTAAACCGCCTTCTGAAAACTGGAGAGTTTTCTGTGTTGTCATTACACTATCACCGCATATTCTCTTATTTAAGCTTCTGTTTTTTGCTTACGCTTTTCTGCCCTTGCAGCTAATTTCTTTGGTGAATATCCACCAATAGTGCGACCTGTTTTCTTTGGCGTTTTCTTTCGCTTTTTCCAAGCTTTGCCATTTGGTCTATCTGAGTTGCGTTCTCCACGACTTTTGCCTTTTCCCATAACCATACCTTACACCATAAGTAATCTAAGTGAAGCCCGACACTTGGGAGGCAATCTCAAATGTCAGGCTTCGTTTTCCCTAGTGAACGGCACTAGGAAATCTGTTGGGTTTCCAATAATCTTTTAATAATCCATTCTACAACAGGTACAGTTACAGCATTGCCCATTTGTTTATAGCGATGCGAGTCTGCTTGGCCAGCTGTCCAATTATCGGGAAAGCCTTGCAACCTTTCACATTCCAATGGAGTTAATCTGCGTATTGGCATTTTTTGTCTTAACACATAAGGAACTCTTGCTCCACCCGTTCCCCAATAAGTTGCTACTGTTGGAGAATAATCAGTATAAAACCTACTGTCATTTACTCTTGTTGCTTCAAATATAGTTGGCTTATCTATTGTTTTGTTGCTACTGCTTCTAAAGCTTTTTGCAGCTGTTCTGAAAGTGTTTTTTTGTTTTGTATTGCTCGCCTCAATATACCCTGTGCGGCCTTGTGCGATAGCGAGTATTTCTGCAGGTGTTCCCCCGTCATCTCCAAGACATCCGACAATAAAGATTCTTCTTCTGCGCTGTGGTACTCCAAAGTATTGAGAGTCAAGAATCCTGTATGCGACCCCATACCTGAGTTGAGCCAATGCTCCGATGACGATTCCCAAATCCCTTCCTCCGTTTGATGACAATAGTCCAGGTACATTTTCCAAGATGAACCACTTGGCTTTTGTTTCTTCAAGAAGCCTGTATATCTCCCAAAATAATCCTGAGCGTTCGCCAGCCAATCCTTTACGCTTTCCTGCAACTGATAAGTCTTGACATGGGAATCCACCGACAATAACTCCATCTGAATCGAATCCGTATTCAAATAGCTGTTTTCCTGTGACATCTTTTACATCCTCCAAAACATTAGATTTAGGAAATTGCTTAGCTAAAATTGAACGAGCCTGTTTATTTATTTCTACTGATGCCACAACATCTACGCCATTGCGTTCAAGAGCTAAATCAAAGCCTCCTACACCTGCAAATAAACTAACCGCTTTCATGCTACACCATTTATAGCTGTCTTTAATAATTCTTCTTTTACTTTAATGGCTTCTGCCATACCAGCTGTGCCGGGAAATATGTCATCTAATTGGTCACCCAATTTGTAGTTTAATAAATCTAATATCCATAAATTAAAAGCTAATGGTTTTGAGCCTACCAGGCCACGCCTCATAGCTATATTGCAGCTAATCCAATCTCTAACCATTGGTCTGCGCTTTAGTTCTTTTCTACCATTCCATAGCAATACAGGCTCATAGGCGTACTGAATAGTGGACTGCCTTATTTGATGAAAGCCTTTTGTCCATATACAAACTCTTATATCAGGCTCATTTTCTAAAAGCCACCATAAATTATTAGAATTACAGCTCATAGCCCAACCATCAGGGTAATTGTCTTTTAAGCTTTGTATTAGCTCTAAATGGCTTTCTTTGCTATCCCATAAATTGGCATCTTTATGCAGCTCGCCATAATGCAATTTCCCTTTTTTGTAATAGGGAGGGTCAGCGTATGCAAATAATTTTGTTGCCTTCACTTTTGCCTCTCCTAGTAGTAGTTGGCTTGCAGGTGAAAAGCTAAAGCTTTGCATGGAGTTTGATAACGAGCCTGGATATATTTTAGTCCAAGCCTTACTTGATTCTCCACGCTTAAATCGGGTGACATTCCCAATATCTGAGGTATGCCACCTGCATAAGCTTTTACACGCTTGCCGTCTTTAATTGTTATTACTGCTTGTTTATTTTGCGCTTCTGGTCGCCAGTTTGATTCTTTTGTCCAAAGCGTATCCAAGCATTTCCATTCTTTTGCACTCCATTTGAAGTCAGCTATCTGTTTTATTGCATGTTGTTTAGCTGCTTCAGGTGTGCGAGCAACTAGCAGGGGTTTATGCTTTTGAGGCGATTGAGCCTCTGCTGGTGTTGCTATTGCGATTCCTACCGATAATGCGGCTACTAAAAGAAATCGCTTGCTTAACTTCAGCTCTAGCCAATCTCTCCTCTATCTAAAGCGGTCATCGGCTTGCCTTTCCGTTGTTGGTTGATGTCATTTCTGACACTCCCTTCATTGGTTTTGGGTGCATCTATTTTACTATAATCTTTGCAAAAACAGCGCAAATCATGTATTTGCAACCATCTTCCGCATCCATTACAGCGTGTTACAGGTTCTTCATACATTGTTATCTTCTATCAAAGCAGTTATGTATTGCTCTAAATCTTCTAATGAACCATTGTTATTTATTACAAAATCAAAATCATAGTTGTCCATTTGTGTTTCTGATACATGCTCATTGACTGCTTCAATGCCATTACGATTTACACGCCAAATTTGTCCAGCTAAATAATTTATTTCTCTAGCTTCATTTGGAAAACGCACATCAGTAATTACAACTTTATCTTCAGGCTCTATTTTAGCTATTAAGGTATCTACCCATATATCATCGCCAAAAAATTCCCGACCTACTTCAGTACCCAATACTTGTAATAACCTGCGTACTTCAGGGTCTTGTTTAGCTATATCCCATCCATATTCATCAACAAGCTGCTTAATGTATATGCCTTTTTGCGCTAACGGATTAAGCGTATAAAGGATGTCACGAATAGAATCAGCAAACGCCATACGCTTATAGCCAAACTTGTCTACAAGTATTTGCGCAACTGTGTCTTTGCCTGAACTGGCATACCCTGATATACCAATTATCACCATTCCACCGACATCCATAAGCATAGAAAGTCTAATGAAAATGACCATCTATTTATATTAAAACCAATTCCAAATTGTTTAGACAATCCAAAAACAATAAATACTTCACCGATGCGTATTGTTTTAGCCATTTTTAGCCCATCCTGTTCCACGAAATATAGCTGGTGTAGCTGTGTACATTTTGCTCATTAAAGCTTGGCATGTGGGGCAATTAGGTACTGTTTCATCATTAAAATCTTGCTTCATTATCAAATAAGTAGAACATTTTTTACAGCGATATTCATAATGTGGCATTAGAACAACACTCCTTGCTTTGCATTTGGTACGCACCAAACAATACATTGGTTGTTATTTGCATTGGTACGGGTTGTACCGCTATCAATTATGTACCCATCTTTTTGTAAAGATTGGCGTGTAGGGCGAACTGTATTACCGCTCATTTCTAATGCGGTTTCAATTTCTTGGTCAGTAGCACCATATTCGCCACGACTAATAAAATAATCATAAAGCTTACGCTTTAATGAACCTGTTTTTGGATAAACCTTTTCTGCAGCTAAAACAGATGTGCGCTGAGGGTTACGAGATAAAATTACTGAGTTATTCATTAGCTGTTAGGTTTTCTTTGAAACGGATTAAAGCTTCTTGAGTTTGTACTGTAACTGCTTGTATAAACTCTAAAGCAGGAACTTTGTACAGCACATCTTTGTTTTCCTCTATAAATACAATCGTGGGTTCTAAATCCTGACTCCAAACCACTACAGCCTGAACTGTTGTGCCTGTTATTTCATTTTTTAGGTCAATAGTGCGCTGTAATGGAATCCCAGCTTTTACCGCTTTACGCTTTTGGCTTCTGTTCAACTTCATTTAGTGCCTCCTCTATTGTAAATAGTGCTATTAAAAAACCTGTTACTAATACGGGTGTTGCCACCAATAAAAAGAATATCAATCTAAATCCACCTTTCTTTCCTGTTTAGCTTTGCAATATGTACAGACAACTTCGTAATAACCTGCGCCATCATAATTTAATGTGGCTTTAAATTCTTTTTCACATTCGCCACACTCCAAAGCTGCATAAGTTTCATAACCACCACTTATTGCAGATTCAAACCCTGATAAACCGGGCATTAAATTACTTGCCATTTTTATTTGCCTCCTTCTGACATTCGCATACTGATATGTCATATTCCTCTTTATCGCCATGATAAACATATCCTTTATCAAAACAGTTTGCGCAACTCATACTTGCATATCCCTTGC